TATTGTAGGTTCTGCAAAGACAGATATTCTTAATTCTACAGGAAATACGATAACTTACACGGGTGATGCGGATATTTATCGTGTAAAAGCAGCCTTTATTGATGCTATAGGTGAAGGAATTGAATCCAATGAATTATTAGTTACTGTCTCAGCAACAATAGATCCTTCATTATTAGATAAAGAAAGTTTAGGGCTAAAAGAATTTGATAAACGTGTTAATGAGTTAAGTGCAGAATTTAATAAAATATCTGAAGAGTATAGTGTTACAGTTAAAAACCTACGCAAAGACGTAGAAACAAAAATATCTCAACTTGATGACGGCATTGACCTTAAAGTTACAAAAGGTCTTAAAGCATTAGATGGGAATGCTATTCTATCAAGAATAAACCTTTATGAAGGTGGCGTTAAGATTGATGGTAAATTAATTCATATTACTGGTGATACTCTCATAGATGGAAATATCATCACGAATAAGATGCTACAGGCGAATTCAATAACTGCTGATAAATTGAAAGTGGATAGTTTATCTGCTTTATCTGCATATATAGGTGGCACACTTCGAGGTGGTAAGCTAATTGGCACAGAAATCCAAAATGAAAGCGGGTCATTTAAAGTTGACTCAAATGGTAACATTACGGGTTCCCATATCAATGGAGGATTAATTACCGGCGCAACAATTCGAGGTGTTAACATTGAGGGCCAGTCTATATACAATGCTGGATACAAGGTAAAGAGCCTTGATGTGAGAACGTATGAAGTTGCTCACGGGGATTATACGCCAATACCTGACGGATATAGTGAGGGTCAATGCGTATTTGTGCCGATTTCGTACAAAATAATTAGTAATGGTAAAGTTGGTGGGCGAGAGGGCCCAAATCTTGATTATTACGAAAGTAATTCGCCTAACTTTCCTATATATACTTTTGATGGAAGTAAGGTTGGGTTAATGGGCACTCGTAGAGCATACGCTGCTAGGACATTTTCTAATGACACAAAAAGAAATTTAAAGACAGGGTGGATATATGTATTGGTAATTGCTAGACAATAATAAACGGAGGTGCGTATATGGAAGAATATGATTTTGATTTACATGTAGGGCAGGACTACGGACTGACCTACATTATCGAGGGCGGCGGTTCATATAATGGGTATACAGCTATTATGAAAATCAGGCGAAAGCCTGACACAAATGAGGTGTTATCCGTTAATGGTGTGATAGAGAATAACCGTATCACATTCCGTATTAATGGCAATGATACAGTTAGTAAGGTAGATGCTAAAGGAATCCACCAATATGATGCATTCATTTACAACAATGATCATAGCTTAAAATTAGGGTTTGGCGAAGTTAATATCATTCAAGATATTGCACGTCATTAATGAAAGGGGATTATTATGGCAGAAGAATTAAATGTTAATGTAACAGGTTTTAATTTACCACCACTCAAGGTAGAGGGGACATTTACTGTGCCCGCTATTAATATATTAGGTCAAAACGGTAAAAGTGCTTATGAAATATGGTTAGAATCTGGTAACTCCGGAACACGTGAGGACTTCCTCAAATCCTTAAAAGGTCAAGATGGCCGCAATGGGGATGATGGGTTACCAGGTAAAGATGCATCTGCAGAAGGCGCCTATGAAATGCTTTTAGGTCTAAATGTATATTGCGAAAACGCAACCCCAAATGAAGTCCTGAAAGGTCTTATTCGTGGTTTAGGTGATGTTATTAAAAAGCAACCTAAACCATTTAACTTCAAACGACCTACACAAGGGCAAACCTATATCAGTGTATCTGGTACACCATACTTCAGAGTAGCATTACTTGGCCGAGGGTTTGCTGCAGGTATTAGTCTTGGTGAAAATGGCGTTGCGCAAATTCCATTAGATGAACCTTTTAACACTAAGGATGTTGAGCTAGAATACTTCAATATGCTTGGTAGTATTGTAGGAACATATCGTGTATCTGGCTACGCATCAGGCGAGGTTACGGGGCCATCCTTCGGGGCATTCATTAAAGATGTTCCGTTAACAACTTCGACTGTTGGCGTTACTGTTGTAGGCAAGGGTAAGGTGTACGAAAAAGGGGTCAAGGTGATTCCTACTACATTAGAATCTACAGGAAAGTTTAATTTAGAAAATATGTTTAAAACTTTAGCAGAAAGAGTTAGTGAATATAAAAAAGTTGAATTTGTAGAATTTGACTTAACACAATTGCCTAACAGTCCTGCTAAAGGTGGTAATTTCCCGGAAGTGTGTAACAACTTTGATGATTTGGTAAGTTGCGGTGACAATACTATTATTAAAGTTAATCAAGGACAGGTGATTACTGTATCCGAAGACCCAATGATACCAAATCAAACGGGAGTGGCAACCTCTATTAAGTTTAATTTTAGAGGAATTAATACGAAGAAAATCCAATTCAACGGCTCTGAACTTATCACTATGGAACGAGACGCTAAATATGAATATGTGTTTGCTACAGACACAATTAATAAAGTAGGTTAATTTCTTATAGGATAAGAAAGGAGTTCATGAATGGACGAAATCAGAATACTTCTGATGGATGCAGGAATTCCGCCATACTTTGCGGATATAGGATTCTGGATGACCTTGTTAGGGGTCATCTGGGCTGCCCTTCGAGGGTCATTTAGAGCGATGGTGTGGTTCTTGGAGCATACATCTATAGCCGAGGTTAAACGTAAACTTGATGATCATGTAGGGCGTAAGCTAGATAAGCAAAGGGAATATTATGATAACCGTATGACAGATGCTATTAATAGCATTGGCAAATTAACGGAAAGTAATCAAGATATTCTAAGGCAACTGGTGAAGTTGGAGGAACGAGATGATGCTATATTTCACCGCTTGGAGGCATTGGAAACCATAACGCAAACACTAAATACGGAATTAATGCACATACAATTACTTAATAATCTACCAATAAAAAGGGGTATCACCATCCCGAATGACGGAGGTGAAAACCTTGGATAAGATGAAAGTAATTAATAAAGTAAAAACAATATATAGTTCAATCCGCATCGCTAATATTCACCCAACAGGTGTATTGGCTACAAGGGCACTAGTACTAATCATGCTAGTGCCTATTTTATTAGTAGTAAGCGAATATATTATGTCATTTGTTAGAGGATATGTTAGCGATGACATGAATAAGCTCATTAACGTTGGTATCAATATTATTGATCATATCTTTATTCCAAGTGTCTTGACGGCTATTGTAGGCTTCTTAGGGCTTTGGATAGACGAGAACGGGAATGGAATCCCGGACCAATTAGAAAAGGAGGATAAACGATGAAAGTATTTATAAACCCAGGACATGACGTTGCCCTAGATAGCGGCGCTGTTAATCCGGTCTACGGAACTCGGGAATGTGATGTAGCACGTGATGCGGGTAAAATGTTAGCTCGCTACTTAGAAACTGCGGGATGTGAAGTTAGAACTTTACAAAATGATGATTTAGGTCTTGTGTGTGAAACGTCTAACGAATGGGGAGCAGATATATTTGTGTCTCTGCATTGCAATGCTTTTAACACTCAAGCTAGGGGCACAGAAACTTTGTACAAGTCTTTCAATGGCCAACGTCTAGCGAACGATATCCAATCGCAAATCATCCGTAGTATTAATACGGTTGATCGTGGTGTAAAACAGCGTACCGATTTATGGGTGCTAAATGGTACGGACGCAACAGCCGTGTTAGTTGAAATGGCTTTTATAGATAATGATGAAGATCTAGCACTACTTAACAATGATTTAGACACTATAGTGCGTGCTATCGCAAGGGGCATTACTGATTACGCAACAGGAGGGGAATAATGTATGACAAAATCAAAATTTTACTTAATAACCCTACTTACCGCAATATTGTTATCGGTGGTATTGGGCTCGTCATCATCCTTTGCATCGGATACATATTCTACCAATCAAACGGAAGCGACTATCAGCGTACCATTAATGCAGTGGAACGAGCTCAAAAGCAACAACGAGAAAGCGTTGAACTTAATCGAAGCGTCCAACGTTCCATTGACAGAAGCACAGACTATAGCCGTGAAGCAGCGACAAGAATTGAACGAAGCACACAATACAATCGACAAATTAACGACCGAATTGGACAAAGCCAAAGCGGACTTAGTGAAGCAAGAAGTTACCTTATCAGAAATGTCGAACTCTATAGACGAATTGAAGAACAAAGTAGAGAACGACAAGAAAACAATCCATCGACTCAAGATGCAACGCAACCTATCCCAAATACTGGGAGCGGGTGCGACAATCGGAATAGTAATTCATCGATGATTGAGAGGTGATCCATACATCTCCCTACCATACGAGGGCGGACGTATGGATTGACAGTAATAATGCAAAAGACCTTACTGGGAATATGTCCTGGTAAGGTCTTTTTTTGTTTACAAATAGCCGTTGCATACGATTTAAAAATATGATGTAATTAGGGTAATAATAGGAGGTGGGAGTAATGCTGAAAGTATTTAACAAGGACCCACATTTTATGAGGGACGCAGTAATCGTAGATAGCTACGCCGCTGCATGGGATATAATATGCTCAATGCAGCAGAGGCTAGGACATGGGATACTAACGGTTAGTAGGGAGACATGGAAAGATTTGGGCTTAGCTGAGTATTTCCCTAATTTTGTTTGGACGGAGGATGTGAAGACGGTTTATATTAACAGCGATAAAACTTTAATAATTGCTGTTCCGTCAAAGTATAATCGAGCCAACGTTTTGAAGCTTATCAAATTCTTCGGGCTCCACTATTCTATTCGAGAAATATAAATGTGAGCGCTTTAAATTTTACTTAAACTTGAAATGGTTGCTCAACCTAATTAATATTTAGCATTAAGAATGGGCTATCATTGTAGATATATTTTACTTTGATAGTCCGTTATTTTTTATGAATAAGATTTTATAATAAACTTGCAAATGTGTGATATAATAAATAAACAATAGTTTTAAGTATAGGGGTGTTTTATTAACAGGGATGTTATAAAATGAATTCTATTGAATTTATAGGATATCATGGGACTAAGATAGAGAGTGCAAAGGCTATATGTCAAGATAGAAAATTCAAGCCATCTCAAAGAAGCTCAGAGTGGTTGGGAAAAGGAATATATTTTTTTAAAGATGATATTCATCAAGCATATTTTTTTGCTAAGGCTTGGCATAAAAGAGAAGATGAAGACATTAGCGTGTTAAGCACTAATATTGTATCTGATGTCTATTTTGATATGTCTATTACAGCACATAGAAATGTTATAGAGGAATTATTAGTTAGAGTTTTAAAAGTATTAAAAGAAAAAACAGGACAATTTTATAATAAAATAATAGATGTTATACCGGATTTAGAGGCTGTATTGCAAACTATACAAGATAAATCTGATAATAATTCTAATAAAAAAGATTATATAGATGGATATATATTGGATATATTATATAATTTAGAGCCTTATGATTTGGTTATATGTCCATTTGAAATTCCTAAAAAGAAAAACAAAAAGGAGTCAACAGAATTTAAATATTTTAGATTCATTCCAACACAGATACAAGTTTGTGTAAAAAATGATAGGTGTATAGATTACAATTCGTTAAGAGAGGTGGAAAGAAATGAATATAAATGCTTACCGTGAAAGATTTCTTAAACGGTTGGAAGAAATAACCGCCGAAGAATTGAAAACTCTTTTTGAAGAAGTATTAGATATTAAAGAGAATGATATTATAAAAACTAGTACTGATATATTGGCAAAGTCGGTAAGTAATGATTATAAAATTGTTGATGATAAAAACTTATATTTCAATAATTTTATAAAGTTCCTAACTAGCAGTAAAATGACAGTTAAGCAAACGAAGATGCCGGATGAGATTTCCTATAAATTAAGTCATTACAAAGTACCTAAAAACATACAAGGGATGTTGAAAAAAGCATCTTGATATAAGGGTTTAATTATGAGAAAGAGTAAATTACAATTTTCAACACCAATATTAAAATCGAATTATATTGCAATTAATGATGCGTTTATAGCTAGTAATAAACCTGATTCATTAAATGAAATAGAGATGCCTATAGATCATGAAGTTGGATATAGTGAAAAAGATGGAAATAGCGTATTTGTACAATTACGAGTTACAGTGGGAGAAGAAAATGATAAGTATCCATTTGTAGCGTGTATAGAAATGCTTGCAAAATTTACATGGGATGAATCATTAAAGGAGAGTACGATTGATAAGTTATTAAAAATCAATGCTCCAGCGCATTTGTTAAGTTATGCAAGACCAATTATTTCGTTATTAACATCCATGACACCATTCCCAGCATATAATATACCATTTATGAATTTCATTGAACCAGCAGAAGAAGATAAAAAAGAGATATCAGTTTGATATCTCTTTTTTATAAAAGTAGAGTTGAATTGCCCCCTTATTGCCCCTTTATAATTTATTGAATTAATAAAGATAAGGATATACCTAATTTGGTGGTCATAATCACTCAATCCGCACCA